CTGCAGGAAAAAATCGAAAAAGAGCGGTTGTTGAATTGGATGGAAAAGAGAGAAAAGCAACAAACCAGAGATATCTACAAAAACAAACATCATCTAGCTGTTGAGTTCATAAAGTCATGCCTGGGCTACATGTCAGATGTCAACAGTTCCAGCTTTTTTAGGAGTTTAGAGGAAATATTGAACCCCGGGAAGGACACGGATTCAATGAATTACATAAAGAGATTTATGCTTAAGGAGCACCGCGAGGTATGTGAAGAACTGAATGGGAAAAATGTGCTTAGTATAGCAAGATTCATACAGGAGTTCACTGACCAGCTACTGTTTTACTCCCAGAACAAATGTGACACACATGAGTTTTCCGTAAGCAATCTCGGGTGGGGTAACTGTCTCCTGGTTGTTAAGGGTGGCCAGAAGGTTTTCGCAACAAAGCAATCTAGGATCTACAAACTTATCCATCCTGTTCCTGCATTTTTTATGCAATATACACAACTCTTTAGCCAAACAACAAAATTCTACACTATCGACAATGTTGTATATATTGAATATGGTTGGTCAGTATTGCATGAGTCAGTTCTGGCTGACAAGAGCAGCTTTTTTTCTCAGTGTCTATCATTTCTTACTAACGGACTTGCTAGGGTCACCGCATCCAAAAGAAAGCAGTTGTTTAATAATTACCTTTTTCCTGTCTTGCTTGCTATTAATAACAGGCGTAGTACTGAAGAGATGCTAGGAAACATGCGGTACCTACTAGTGAACCCGTTAGGTAAATATAGCGCAATTGATAAGCTGCTGCCATCCTTTGCATGTGTCCCACAAGATGCAATTCAACTTCACATATTGATGGCCATCAAAGAGAAATATTACACATACTCCACTGATGTAATGGGCTTTGTAAAGTCCATTGAAGAGAAGTCAAGTGAATCTAAAACTGTTGACAACTTCTTTGCCTTCTGCAAAATAGAGAACCTTAACACATTCACCTTCTTTCTGTACTGCACTAATTTGATGACCAAAGCACCTTACACACAGCATCTTGAGCAGGCAAGGAATCTAAAGAAAATGATGGAGACTCACAAAGAGTTCGTTACTAAGCTCAACTACACCAGCCTAGAAGAATCTTTCATGTGTAACAAGTCTGGTGTTGATGTTTTCAACAACGATTTTTATACGGATCAGAACTATAATTTTGAATTAGGAACATTTGCCTCTGATTATTTCAGAGCAAAAGATTGCTTACCTCAGATTCATAATGCCTGGGTAAACATTATGAACAAACCATGGACAAGCATAATGAATGAGTCAGGTTTAAGGGGGAAGGAACTGAAGAAAAGCAAAATGCCAAATAAAAATTTCTTTGGGAAAAAGAGTGCTGAAGTTGTGGTGTCTGAAATAATGGAAAATAAAGAATACAACATTGAAGAATTAAGAAGGTTGCTTGAGTCAGATGAGCCTACCGCAAAGAAAAATAGGAAATTCTGGGATCTGAACAGGACTATGTATGATAAAATTGAAGAACTGATAGAAGATGAAGACAATTTTGAAATAGTTTTTCATGTGGTTGACAAAGTCCAGTATAGAGGGGGGCGTGAAATCTACGTCATGACTTTGAATGGGAAAGTTGTTATCAACCCACTAGAACAATTCTTTGGTGTTCTATGCACCTATGTAGACAATGAGATGATCTCACAGTCTTCCAACCGCAGACTAAAGATAATCCACAGCAGAAATTTTGAGACACCTAATCGTAAAATGAAGATTTACAAGTTTGTTTTTGACTGTATGAGATGGGGCCCTAAGTCTGAATTCTCAAAGTATGTCAGCTTCATAATGGGTCTAGCACCTGTACTGCCCAAATCTATGGTGGACCTATTCTTGTTTGTGGCTAGAGCTTATTTCAAGAAGAGCGTAGTGATATCACCTGCCGCTTATAAAGCTTATGCTAGCAGTCAAGCCCATTCTGAGTTTCTAAAATATTTTGAGCGTATTGATGACCTTTACTATGTTAACAAGCATACCGGGGAGAAGGAATATGCATACAAATTTACAATGCCTTATAGTTTTGTCATGGGTATATTCAATTATCTCTCATCTTTAATGCATGCATTCAATCAGCAGCATTCTTGCCTTAAAATCATAGAGACCATAAAGAGGATGTATGGTGTTGATATAGAGTTCAGGATGGATGCCCACTCTGATGATAGCGCTGGCTATATCGCAATACCAGACTGTGAAAATGCTGATGAGATACTGCAAACCGCTCTGACACTATATGAGTATTACTTGAGGCGGTGCAATCACATGCTATCTATCAAAAAATGTGTGGTCTCTGAGGTTTATTTTGAATTTCTTTCAACACTTTATATTGGAGACACACTTTTACCATTAGTACCTAAGTTTTACCCTGGAGTTACATTTAAACCCAGTGGTTTAGGGTATGCATCAGACCAGTCACAATGCTATAGCAAATGCATAGAACTTCTCCAGATGGGAGCAACCTTTAGTGAAGCGTTTTTTAGTATGAGAGTGCAGTCATGGTCAATATCAAAGAAATATGCAATGCCTATACATGATGATAGGCCATTGGCAGCATACGGTGGTGCTTATGCCCACCCTATGCTAGTGTTGCTCTCAGGTTCATTGGCTGATAACTGTAGGCTGTATAAGTGGGATAGTGATACTTATATTAAATTCATAAGTGCCGTCATGCTATTAAACGGCAATAAAGATGAAGTCTTACAATTAACAGGTTTTAAACCCCATATGGCAAGAAATGTCAGAGGGTCTGTAAGGCAACTTCTAGAGCAGATAAAATCGGTTTATGGTGTGCTTCTGGATTATGAATTTTTCGAAAACTCAAGAATAAAAAACACCACACTAGTGCCTATCAACTTTTACAATGACTGCAAGAAAGCACCATACCTTGATGCATTGAATTATTCCAGCGTTACTAGGAGATTAACTAAGCTATATTTCGACAGAGCAAACAGTGTTTATCAAACCACTATAGGCAGTCTAAGGAACAGCCAGATAGATGATACTATAACAGACATAACTTCGCCTTACCCAACAAACAAAGATTTGCACGCAGTACTTAATGGTCATCTTGAAAGAAATTTGACAGCACTTTCGTATGTGTACAATTTTTTGGTTGGTGAGTCTATAAGGCTTTATGATTATCTACCATCAAAGAAAGAAATGTTCGTTACCTCTACCCCAAGCTCTTTGACATGTAAACCTTTGGATATATTCTTGGAGCTATCTGGGCAGCACATGTCCGTCAAAAGCCAGCCTATTGAAGTATATTACACTGGAACTCCATTTGAGTTCATGTTCCAAGCCCGTAGGAACATGGAGTACAGCAAGCAGCTAGTACTAGAGCGCCTAAATTCACTCGGTATTTTCGTAAATAATTATCAGCAATTTATGTATTTTTATATGCGCTTAAATAATGTCGAACATAGTTTTCATGGTTATAGTTATGTGGACTCGCATAATAGGCACATCACTGGTTATGAAGGATTAGCTGGCATGCTCGAGACCAACAGTATGTTTGGAGTTAGGCTAGGCAAAGTGTTTACAAACCTCAGATTCAAAAAGGAGAGCTCATTTTTGGATCTAACACCAGATGAATCGGTGGAGGTTGTTAAGTACAAGGTTACAAGCATTTTTAAGCAGTACAACCCTACAGCCTTTGAAAAGTTAAAAGTAGCTACCGATGAAGGCAAAATATCTGCCAAAGAATTCTTAGAAAGGAAAAACACATCTCTAGGGTTTGCAAAAGATATGATAGATGACATGCGTTACTACTCAACAGTAGGTAACTTGCAGATATCTAAGTTTAGAACACTATACACATGGTTGACCTCTCAGAAACAAGGAGATACAAACTGGTATGGGGCTGGTAAACTGCTGATACTGGTTGAAGGATTTAATATTGAAGTAACAGTCAACAATTCAGTAGTAACGCAGATAAAGGTACCCTCAGTTGATGAGCTTGACATGAAACATATTTTTATCTTGCAGAAGATTATCGAATTGTTAGAGCTGAAAACAATAGACAGGATATCTACTTACTCTGACACTTATACAATCACAAGAATAAGAGGCGTTCTAGCAAAAGTTAAAGAAGAGGATACCTCTACAAGGTGCATAGATATAGTCTCTGATGGGGTTTACTTAAAGGATAAGTTGATATCTAGGACCCAAGTTCCATTCAAGCTGAAGATAAAAAGTATATCTCAGTTATTCAGGCTGGCAGCTTTTGATTATAGGATAAATGAATTGCAGATGGCAAATTCATTTTTGTTTACAGAGGAGGTCAAACTTGACAAACACACAAGAAATATGCTAAAAATAGATAAAATAAGAGACTTTGATGTTGCAGAATTCACGAATACGGAGATTTATAAGGAAATCGTATACCCCATGGCAAGCCGAAAATTGAACTTCTTTGCTGCTCTTAGCAGAACTAAAGGTTTCTCCCCTCTGACAGTCAAACTAGTTGAACAATGGGAGGGTTTGATGGTTGATCCAGAGCTTATACCAAACAAAGTAATTGCTGATATAGCCGCACTCCTATCACGGAAAAATATAGAGTATAATCTGGAACAGGTGGTGGCTGACTTGAACATAGAATTGAGGTCAAATTCCCCAGACTGGGGTGGTTTCTTTACAAAATGGTCAATAGCTGGCAATACCATGACACAGTTGGTGATTTATGATAGTGCAATCTACTATGAGTGTCTGAAGAACCCTGAAGCTTACTTGAGCTGTTCGTCTGAAGGCTTAGCAGAGCTTGATAACTACTGGTCAATAATGTTATCAGACTTGGTTGACAGCAAAATTGCATTATATACTAATGCTGCAGAGATGGGATTCTTGTACAAGACAGACTTCGACATGGCTACATTACAAACATTAGTTTACATCAGCACATTCTCACAGTGTACAACAGTTGACAATAGTTTAGCAACAATTATACTATCAAAACTCATCAGGGTTGCATTTGAGAATAAGCTTTTGACTAAAGCTGAATTATTCAGGAGAAAGACTAGGCATTTGAGCAAACTGCCTTTGGATAAATCAGAAAATGCAGCTTACTTCTTGATTAAAGCTTTGTCAATAAACAAAAGCAAAAAGTGGGTGGTTGATCATAATGAGCTCTTGGAAGATGAGAAAAAGGCAAGGTCCTTAGAATCAAATGAAACAAGCATATGCAATTCATGGACAAAATTGCCTCGTGCGCAAGAATGTATTCAGTTTGTTAAACAGTTGAGGGATGGTGAATTCACCTTACACCCGAGAGATACGGATGAACCATTGAAAAGTTTGAACAGCTGTAATTTTGACTTCTCAACGAAGCCTCTGGTTTTCAAAGAGTGGTCTAAATCTGATATGTTTCAGCTGGATATGCTGCTGCAAGAGACACCAAACAATCAGATGTTAGCAATAGAGGAGTTTGCCGATGATGACGGCCTCCCTAAACCTGTCCTTGCCTCGAACAAAGTTATAAGAAAGAAAAATAAAACTATTTGGGAGTGCAGCTACAAACAGATACATGGTCATGTCAGTGTTGCTGATTTGACTGTCAGTTATGGCTCCGGGGTGTTCTGCCTTGATAATATACCTCTGGATCTTAAAAATTACTCAAAAAATACTATAATAGTGCCAGCTAACAATGCCGCTTATATCTTCTTGATCTTAAATCCTCCTCAAGAGTTGACTAGGTCGATACCATTGCCAACAGTAGACTTGATTTCTACTGTAAAAAGAGACCCTGACTATTATTATCATATTGGCTCCATTTATTACCAAGGTGACAACAAAATTAAGATAATTACAGATGAAGATGAGCAGAAACGCCAGACTGAAATAGAAAGATTGAGGAAGAGTTTGGAAAAAGTAGAAGTGAAAGATTGCAAGTTTGGTAAGATTAAAACAATTAGGAGATACTTAACTGATTATGAGTCCGCAAAAAAAGAGCTTAGTGAGGCCAAAGGAGACTCACACATTGTTAAAAAAGTTGAGGTTAGGAAACTTAGAAACAACCTAAACAGTTGGGTAGCATATGCATGCACAGGGCTGGATGAGCTAGATTGTAAGGAGCTTGTTGAGCTAAAGGATGAGTTCAAGACCTTCGATGAATTGATAAATACCTGCCTGAAAGCCACAAATGTAAATATGGATTGCCAAAGCATATTAAAACTTTATAAAGAGAAATCCTACCCTGCTTATATAGTGATAATGCACAATGTGACCAGAGAGGATGAAAAGAGAAGCTTGAGGGAGTTAGTGGTAGAGGCATCCAATAAGACAGCTGAGCTACCAAGTGCAGAAGAAATGACAAAATTGATTAAAAAATCAAGTGCAAAGAAACACATAACAAGTTACAACCCTATAAATGATGATGCACTGCTAACTGAGATGCGTCAGTTGTTTGGGGATCATTGTGATTTTATCTGCAACAGAGGTATAAAATTGAGGTTGTCTAGTATAACCCGTGTGCTAGGCTACTTAGAGGCAATGCAAAACATGGCAGAAACAGAAAATGGCACCAACAATGAGAAAGCTTTCTTATGGTTCATAAGAGAGCTTGCAGTCAATCACACTGTAACTAATGATAAGGATGACCATGAAAAACTTATTTATGACCTCCTAGCTGCTCTAGATTTAAAATATCGGACAAGGTACGAGTCAAGGAAGCAAGACAACCCAGTTAAATTTGACTTAATTGAACCTGAAGAGGAGCAACTAATACCAGTTGCTGATGACTCAGATACTGACTAATTGTTTAATTTTTTGAGTTGTG